TCGACACAGTTTTGATGCCGAACAGTTGGTCCTTCATGAGCTTATCGAGCTGCTGGCCACTGCCGGTAAACATCGCACCTGCCGCCATGCCTAGCAGTCGCTTTTTGAATTCGCTCGCGGCTGACATCTGGCCACTGGTAAAGGTGTTTTTCACGCTTTCGGAATCGTGCGGGAAGTCCACGCGCAGGTAGTACCAGGACTCGTCCGTTACTTCGTTGCGCTGGAAATAAAGGGCTTGCGGGTAGCAGTTGGCAATCTCCACAACACTGCCGGATTGCTGCAGCGCCTTTTCGCGCTGTTGTGCCTGGTTGAGCAACTGGTCGTCGTGATTCTCGCTGTCCTCGATGTCGGACATGGCCCGGTTGAATTTCTCCATGTCCAACTTGAACCAGTACAGACGGCTAGCAAAGCCCAGGTGAAATTCCCCGCGCTTGTTCCAGTCGTACATCAGCAAGGCCTTTTCCGCTGCGCTCTCGGCCAGCAGCAGTGCGCCCTGGTGGCGGGCTTGCTTGAGGTCAGTAGCGATCTGTTCGGCGCGCTTGGCGTCGTCCTGGATGAAGCTCCAGCGTTGATGAAGGTCATTCCAGTCTGACTTGCGGCCGTCGCGTTGCGGGATCTGTGCAGACTCACAAACGAAACCCAGGGCACGGGCTTCGCGCACCCAACGTCGGGTGTAGGCGTTGGCGCTGGGCTCGTTATCAAGCGCCCAGACCAGCTTGGGCAACTTCCCGCCATCGCGGGTCTTAATCAGGCCCTTGAGTGAGTCACCAGGGAACGCATTGGACGACATTGCCGATACGGCCGCGATGTCGTTATGCACCAGGGCGATGGCGTCGAAGATACCTTCGACAATCCAGATTTCCTTGGCTTCAAGAAGGTCGACGCAGGGCGGGCACCACCAGACGCCTCGATAGCTATCCTTGGATTTGAAGCGGGCTTTCATCTTGCCGAAGCGGTGCGGCTGATCGATCAGGCGTTCCCACCAGCCGCCTTTTTCCAGGGCGAAGCGCACCGTTGCGCTGCCAGCGTTGTGTTCAGCGGAGTAGAACGTTTCCTGGGTGAACCAACCCTGGATCAGCTCAAACCGAAAGCCCCGGGCGAACTCCAGGTAGGCGCGTGCCGTTGCGTTGGGGTGCTGGTCTGTCGCCGGCGCTCGCTTGCTCCAGTCTTCGAACAAATCGTCGTACAGCTCTTTCACGTGCAGGGTATGGCCACACTTTTCGGGGCGACCACAAATCACCATCCATGGTGTATCAAAGCGGGAATACAGTTCTTTCTTTTTGCACTTCGGGCATGTGCCGCCGCGCATGTAGTCGGTGCCCGTGCGGTGCTTGAGCCCGAAGTCGGCCTGAAGGCGTTGCAGCACGTCGTGACGAAGGTCTTCTTTCATGGGGTTACTTCACTGCTTTGAGGCTGTGGGACAGGGCTGCCATAAGGCGTTTTTGCGCAGCCATGACCGGGATGTGGGCGAGAATTGCGCCATGGCGCAGACCAGCCGCAACAAGGCGGAATTGGTCGGCGTACCAGTGTTCGTTGAGGCTCAAGCGATACTGTTCACGCAGGTCGGCCAGCAACGCTTCGGCCTCGGCTGGGGGCAGTTGTGTGGTGACAATTACGGCGTTTGTCATCGTTAAACCTCAATTTCGGGCGCAGCTCACCCAAACCCACGGGACGTGGGGCCGGCGATTGGTAGGGTTGGGTGTTACGAGTTCGCGGAGCGTTGGCGGTGTGCCAGGTCCAACAACTCAATGTGGGCAAGATCGGTCAGTTTGGTTGCTACCGGTTCGGCCACGTCGAGGTTCTCAACCAGATGAAAGATTGCCCGTTTGCGTAACGCCGTTAGGTCGCCCAGGTGTTCGGCTTGATGGCGCTCAAGAAATGCCAGTGCGGCGTTCTGCACGCACTGTTGGTAGTCCAAAACATTGGTTTGAGTGTTCATTGGCCTTTACCTGACTTGGCGCGGTAGAGATCGATGGCGGCATGAATTTCGGCAGTACGTGCAGCTATGTGCAAGACGTGCGCGTTCAGGATCAATTCGGCCTCGTCTTCGGTGATTACGCCGTCTTCGATAGCCTGAGCGATAACCTGGTCGACCGTGCCCTGTTTGGCTGAGGTCTGCACTGCCCGTGCGTACATCTCAACGTTGTCTAGGTTTTCCGGTTGGATGACCGGCACGAACATGCCGCCGTACATGGCCGCCACGTAGTTGGCCAGGTGCTGGGTACCTGTGACTTGTTCCAGCTGATAGATCTGTAGGTCTGTCAGCGGACGGCAGTTATTGTTCTCGTAAGCGTGGTTATCAAACTTCTTGAGAGGTAGGCCGATGCGAGCGGCGGCGCGTTCGCGGCCACCTTCAAAGGTGCAAATAATTGCACTGACGACTTCACGTCGTGTTTTTAGAACCTGACTTTTCATCTTCTGCTGTTCCCTCAGTGCACCGGCCATTACTGTTCGATCACGCCGTCTTTGATTCCGAGTAATACGGCCGCACGATGAGCTTCCCCACGACGGCATTGGCTTTGCCCACTCAGGACCGCATAGACGGTGCTGGGGTTGAGTTGATGTTGGGCCGCGAAGTCTTTGGCTGACTGACCCCGTTTTTCTAATGCTTCCCGTGCTTGATGACGGGCTTGCTCGGTAACGCTTGTGTTCGGCATAGTGCAGATCCGTGCAATTTCATGTGGTGTGAGATGCACAATGATGCACTTAGGTGCACTTGTAAATAGTAAGGATGAAAAAAAGTGCATCTTTCGGAAGATATCGGTTCTCGGCTGCAAGAAGAACGGAAGCGATGCGGCATGACACAGAACCAGGTCGCGGAAGCACTTGGGATTGCAAAGCGAACACAAGCGAACTATGAGGCAGGATCTAGCGATGCTACGGCGTCCTACCTGAGTAAGGTGGCGGTCCAGTTCGAATTCGATGTGCCCTACATCCTCACCGGGCGGCGTAGCACGCTGGCCCTTGATTCTCTGAATGAGATTGAGGACAGAATTGTTCAGCAATATCGCAGTATCCCGGCGGATGATCAGAGGGCCATTCGACGCTTTATCCAGGCCATGGCTGACGATGCTGGTAAAGGAGTGAGCTGACCCCACTGTTCCTGTCTTACCACCGGCTTGCCCCCATATCTCTGCGTCAGCAATTGATTTTATGGAGTGGTAAGCATGTTGGATCGCACAAACGCCGATGTCGGTTACGTTGAAATAGCTGCATCTGCGCGGTATGAGCTTTCGCACATTGAACGTCGTCTGATTGGTTTTTATCGCCAGTTGAGCCTTCGTGACCAGGAGCAATTGCGCAGGCTGACCGAAGCGCTGATAAGCAATCCGGATCATTCTGACGAAGATTGATTCCTGAGCCGCCGGCATGCCGTTGTCGGCGGTTTGCATCATGCGACTGCCTGCGATCCGAGCTTTTCGAATAGCTCCCGCTGCTGGGCCCTAGGCATGTCTCGAAGACGATCAATCAGCAGCCTGTCGAAAGTCTGTGCAGACGGGCTGAGTGTGTGGGAGAACGTGAGATTTGCGACCCAGCTGTGCCCACACTTCGCGTCAAGGCACTGGCAATAAAGCTTCGCGAAGTCGGTAGATAGCACCTCACGCGACGCAATCCGGCCTTTGTGCCCGCATTTACAAGTAACTCTCATATTCCCTCCCCAGGGTGCAGCTATTTGCCACTATGGTCGCATGTGGTGCAGGATATTTCTCTATCTTTGAACGTTCAGATAACGCTTTCCCCTGAGTTATCTATCTTTTTCCAGTTGATGTGCCTGTCGCGTCGAAGGCTGTCATTCAACTGACTGAACAGCTGACAGATCGGTCTGATCTCGTTGCTGGTGTACACGCGATCGATCTTCTCAATATCGCCAAAACCGCCGTTATTCTCCGGGATGATTCCGGCCAAGGCGGGGTTCATGCGCCAAGCAGCGATCACGTCATTGCGGGTAATGTTCTTCACCTTCTCCAGCTCGTCCTTGGCCTGGAAGTCGCCCACAGGGATGATCTGGATCGCGTTTTCCTTGCCGTTCGGGATGTTGACGAACATAGAGCGGAAGTTGCCCACGCCCTTGCTGGCGCTGATCTGTGCGCGCAGGTTCTCTTCGTCTTCCTCGGTCAGGTCCGGGTCGTTGGTGTAGAAGATGTAGCCCGCGTGCGCGCCGTTGCT